ACCTTTTAGACTTACGAGTCCTTTATCTTTTAAATCCAATATTTCATTCTTACGTTCCTGTACACGTTCTATATCGGCTTTAACAGCTTTTTTTACTCCGCGTATTTCGTCAAGTTCTTGTTTAAGTTCTCGTTTTGCGACACCTCCCACGGCATCTTTTAGTTTGGTTATAACCTTACTTTCTTGAATGGCTTTAAACGGTGTAATGGGTTGTATATGCATGATTTCTGGTTTGAAGAATGCATTATCATCCGGAAATTCACGTTCAAATGCATCTATCATTTTTTTAGGTACATTAGGTGATTGTTCAATCAAACGGTCATATTCGGTTCGCATATTTTCAATCATATTTGTACCGTTTAACGTCCTTTCCGAAAGTGGGAGTGTGAGTTCAAGACGAATTGTTCTCGAAACTTTACCGTATTGTACAGACGCAACGCGGTGACCTTCCATAAGTTCGTTAATTTTAAGAAATTGCATGATCGTCGTCGCAATAGCGGTGATTAAGTTTAAACCACCAATGGCTGAAGGTACAAAAGGCTGTACGGAAGGTGGAAAGGTTTCTTGTGCAAAGTTAGCAGTACCTGTAACTGTACTTACAATTATGAGTGGTATAGTGAATTTCATACTCAATTTTTTGTATGAACAATAGGCTTGGTAGTGCATATACCTATAACATGCTGCGGCTTCACCCCAGGCCTTTAGTATTTTTTCCTGTTGTGGGTGCCATATCTTTGGAAGTTTCTTTTCTTCGTTCATACTAATAGAGATGAATATTATATTTTTTATTCATTTACTTTTTTTCATAACAATGTTGGTTGTACCATTCATGAAGAATAAACAGAACCTTGAGTTTTATTCCCTTCTCGTACCATTCATATTTTTCCATTGGTCGGTCAATGATGATACGTGTGCATTGACACAAATGGAAATGGTCGTAACGGGAAACAGTAAAGATGAAACATTTTTTGGGCGTATAATGGGGCCTATATATAAAATGGACGATACCGAGGCAAACAATTTCTTAAAATCTATTTTCTTTTTTCTTTGGTTACTTGTTCAGTATAGACTTGATAGAATAGATTTAGAACCTCTTTACGAACTTAGAAAACGGTTTGTTAAATAATGTTGGTATACATAAATGAAGATTAAGACAAAGCAAAAATTGTTATTGACTGCTTTAGTAGTACTTATATTTGTAATCGTATACCAAATAAGTAACCCAATTATTATTAAAAAACGTGTTAATGTTCCAGTGGGAGTTCCAGTAGAAGTTCCAGTTCAAATACCAGTGGAAAAGGAGTTTAGAAACCCACCAATTAAGGAGTATAAACCGGGATACGTCCAACAAATGGGGGTTCTTGTAGGTTCAGATGAAGAAACGTTACCCTTATACGGTAAAGAAGTTAGGGGTCGTCGTGATCAATATCATTATTATACGACAACACCAGGTGATCAAGTGTATCCACTCCCGGTAACTATTGATAACCGCGATTGTATGGAAGATATTGGGTGTCGAGAACTTTATGGAAATGAAACTGTTTCGGTTTTAGGACAAACAGGTTCATTTCAGGCGAAATTGTATAGAACAGATAATTTCTTTTAATTATTTTTCTTTCTTTTCTGGAACTACGGCTTCGTATACACAACCACCCATTTGTGCTACTGATGAACTCATACAGCAGCATGCGAGACATAAAGCGAGTATAACTTGCGGACTTTTCGTGTACTGTATAGCAACTCGAGCTGGTTTATATATTACAAAAAAACAGCACAGGCAACTACATATTGTAGATGATAGACTCAATGGCTGACATTCAAAAGATGTCATTTATATTTAACAAAGAAAATATTGAGTAATATAAATGAAGATAGATTTATTAAAAAATGAAGCAAAACGTCTCGGTCTTCGCGTAACTAAAAAAATTAAAGGGAAGCGCACCCCCCTGAGTGAAAAGGAACTTAAGATGAAAATTCAAAGACGGCGACAACCAGCTTTGGAAATCCAGGTTCGAAATTCAAAAAAACTTATACGAACGTGTAAATCACTTTTACGAACAGTGGAACCAAATGCTCCACGTGTTCGTCGAGTTTCTCAACCCGTCGCACGTGCACCATCCGTCCCACGTGCGCCACCTGTTCCACCTCCACCACCAGTCCCAACTAGAAGAGATCCACGCGCAAATTTAATGACTGCGTTAAAAGCAAACCTTAAACGTCGTGGTCTCAGAGAAAAGATAAATCAAACCTCTTAGATATAATCTTTTTCGCACCTTCGAGTTCTGGGTGACTCCATAAAAGCCATCTCGACCAAAATCCCGCGGTAAAAAAACCTGTTTTCGTCCAGTTTTCTTTATCACTTCGAGTCACATCGAGCATATTCTTATGAACCAGTTTAGGGTCGGTTTGTTTTTGCACCATATGAGGAACAAATCCACCGTGACGCGTTACGTATGAACGCATACGTAAAGGGTTTTTGTGTATTGTATAGTCTGAGTACCCTCTTGCTCCAAAATCAACTATTTTCCCATTTTCAAAAGTAACTCTAAACTTTTTATCAATACGTGGACTTTTTTTTATACGAACACGCATATATAATTACTGAATATATTTTTCACCACGTTTTTTGCGTCTATATAACACAATTCCAAGTGTAAGAGATATTAACCAAGCTTGAAATTGTGATATACCATATGGTTCTTCTACCATAAACATTTATAATATACAATTATTGTTTATTTTGTAATTTCGCGAGTGTGTAGTGGTGATACAAATGTATTAAACTTATAATCAAAGAAACGAGAACAGCTGGGTTATATCTCGCCTTCTTGTTAAGAACGAGTAATACAACTGACGAAAGAGCAATAAAAACTGGTAAACTAAATAATCCGATTTGAACATTTGTCAAACCAAGAAATCGTTTTTCTAATGTGTTAACTTCTGGTGTCTGGGTTGGCGCGTATAATTCTTTTCCTAAATATCCTGGCATTTATTATAAACACACAAAAAAATGTGGATTTTCATGATACCAATACTATTGATATTGAATGATTATATTAAATCGCCTATAGATAGATTGTATTTCCAAACACCTTTGCGTCCACTCGTTGGTATACGAAATTCAATCGTAGATTTATTTTTTTATAAACCACATTACTCGGTAGACGATTTTACGGGACTTTGGCGGGTACAGAAACACTTTTTTGACATAAAAACCGAATACGACGGGTTACACGAAAACGCGCAATAGTATTATTTTCACGACCTTGATCCATGGTTTGAATATAATCAAAATTATTATTACTATAAAATACACGATTTCCCAAAACTATATGCATTTTTAAAAACTGTACCGTGTGTAGAACATGCAATGATTGCTGTTATGGAAGGACCAATGTCTATACCAGCACACCGCGCCGAGAGTAATTTACAGTTACGGTACCATTTAACACTCGAAGGAACAAGTAATCTTACCACAGAGTTTGATATTCATCAACATAAACCCGGTGAAGATGTTCTTTTTGATCACGCACGATACCATAGTGTTGATAAAACTGATGAACAAACGCGTGTTGTTCTTATTTTAGATATTAATAGATTCTAATCTAAAGGTGTTTTCGACACACCGCTTTATACATATCGTGATCACCAACAAGTTCGAGTTCATCATTTTGTACGATACGTTTTGTAAAGGGTCCGTGTGTTCCATCCATACATTCCATACACATCGCCGATATCTTAAACACTTTATCGGCGAGAGGTACACAATCTATAAGTTCACCAAACTTTCTTTGTTTATAATCACCATCGAGACCCGCGAGTAAAATCGTTTTACCTGAATCGAGAACCTTTTCCACAAACTTTTTAAGACCGGTGAAAAACTGAGCCTCATCCATTGCTATGACGTCGACACCTGAAAAATCAACTTCATCGAGAGTATTGGTTTTTATACAATCGAAACGAACATTATCATGTGTACGTAAAACATCTTCGGAAGCGCGCGTATCCTTTTTAGAGTTTATAACGAGAATACGTTTACCTATAACTTTGTATCGTTTTAAACGTCGGATAAGTTCGGAAGTTTTTCCCGAAAACATGTTACCCATAATAATCTTAAGACTCATTTCTAATTATACGTTACACTATTTTAAATGGTTTTAAAGAAACAACTCTTAGATTAATAAAAAAACATGGAAACACTTAGAATTAAACGATTAACTCTCGAAGCAACTTTACCGACGCGCGCATCGCCTGGATCTGTCGGATACGATTTGTATAGCATGGAAAACATGACGATCAATGCATGTGAACGTGGTATTGTAAGTACGGGTATTTGTGCAACGATCCCACAAGGTGTGTATGGTCGTATTGCACCGAGATCTGGTTTAAGTGTAAAACACGGAATCCAAACTGGTGCTGGTGTTATTGATCCGGACTATACGGGTGAATTGAAGGTTATCTTGTTTAATCACGGGAGTGAACCGTTCGAAATTAAACAAGGCGATAGAATCGCCCAACTCATTTTGGAAAAGTGTGAAACACCAC